AGTGACCTGATACTGGCCGAAGGCCGAATGTAGTGTCATGTATTCAGAGACGTGATGAGTTGTACCAGATGATAAATACATCTATGAATAGAAAAAAAAGGAAGCTTTAGCATCGAATGATATTCTATCAGATGAACTTGATATTATACATAATGAACTTGATATTATACAGAAATGATCTTATTCATTTTATATGATTCATATTCATTTTGTATTATTCATTTTATAATGAATCATTCGATTGAGTTTTCCTGTTTTCTAATACATGATTTGTATTATTCATTATATATGATTCATTATATATTATTCATATTGTATTATATCATGTTGTAATGAAATCATGGGGAGTACTATTCATTATAGTATGTTTTTTTTGTATCAGATAGTAGATCTTTCTCATCTTTTTTATTTCAATGTAGATATCAGCCAAAAAATAATTCTATTTCCTTGGTTATATAAACATTAGATAACATATTAAAAAGGTGAGGATAACATGTCAAAACATAAAAATTCTAAGAAATCAATCAAAGAATTAATAGTAACAGGAAATAAGGTACGACGCATGGATAAAATATTAGAAGTGTATAATAGTAATGGCTTACCATTAACAGACCGAGATGTGCTTAACATACTAAATCCCAGTTCTGATGATCTCAACTACGTTAGACCACGTATCAGTGAGCTTCTTAAAGAAGGTAGGATAAAAGAGATATGCTCAGTGAAAGAAGGAAATCGCACGGTGAGAATGTGCGGTATCAAGATAGATAAAGAAGCTGATGTATCAGAGGATAAATGTGAGACATGCATCTTTTATCAGGATGATGGTTGTACTCAAATAGAAATAGAAGATATGGAAGAAATCAGAAATTGTAGTATACATGAGGTAGGGTAATGAGTGATGCTAGATCATTTATAGCAGCACATCCATTTCCCAAAAATGGCGATTTTCTAAACCGGGAACTCATCAGATTAGCTCAACTACCAGAGAATAAAGATAAATCAAAGTTTTATGCTGAGAAGATCTTAACAGTAAATGCGAGAATCGCTGACATGATATACCGTAAATCTAATTTCGGGTACGGATTGTATTCGATAGATGACATATTATCATTTCTATACGAAAGTATACTTAAGACAATAAAAAACTACGAATCGTCTAAAAACATTAAGTATTATGTTTATCTTGTTCAGGTTACGAGAGGTGAGATACAGAATTATTGGAAATACACAGCTAGTCTGATACATGTCCCGGTTAAGTAAACAGATGAACATAAAACTGAAATAGTTGAGTTTACAGCTCGTATTGTCGATAACAGTGATCTCGATCAACACACGCAGCTATACGAGTACACTATAGACGAAGTAATTGAAGACTACTGTTTGTATCATGTGATATCACAGAGGACTCAAGAGACGCTAGATATGATTAGATTGAGTACTGAGTATACTCATGGAGAAATAGCCAGTATGGTCTCTACTAACAAGTCAGGATCGTCAGTTGGTCTCCGTATTAACGATTTCCTTCCACATCTACAGAAACATGTTAAATTACGTGGTCTGAATGCTTAAGATACTCTTAAAACACATGATATGGGAGAAATGCATCGATGTACTCTTCGATAAGCTTAAGACTAACTTCCCTATCAAGCCGCAAATATACAAAATTGGGGATACATTTCTCTTTATCTCACATACAGATAAGCAAGGTAACGTAATATCAGAGTATGAGTGCGTTGTAGTACGAATCTATGAAGATGAGATAAGCATATTATCTAAGTATCGAGTGTACCAACATAGTGGAGTAGCTAATACAAGACAGAAGGCTGTTACAATACCAATCTATAAAATCATTGAAACAGACTCGATTGAGGCGATATTAAATGGATAAATTAGCACCAGTAGATACATTAGTCATAGTTGAGCAATTGACGCTATTAGTAGAGAAAATAGGCAAAAAACAGGAAGAAATGAACGAAAAGCAACTGGAATTGACTAAAACAGTGCAAGAGATAAATAGTCGTTTAGTCTTCTTTAAGCGCAAATGACATATATTTAGCTATAGTATAAGCCCAACAATTGGACTTCAGTAAAAAAAGAGAGATACCCATGGCTAACATTTTAGGAAAAGAACGTACATATAAAACACCCGCATCACTAGAAAAAGTTATAAAGAAATACTTTGATGTAACACCTGACGAAGAACTCACTGTCACAGGATTAGCATTAGCGTGTGGTTCAGGACGTGAGAACTTGGATAATTACATGAGGAGACCTGAGTTTACATCATTGGTTAAACGTGCGAAAGCTGTCGTAGAGAACTCTTACGAACGTTCGCTAAGACGTACCGGACGTTCTGGCGATATATTCGTGCTAAAAAACATGGGGTGGTCAGATCGTCAGGAACTCGTTGGTGATGTAACGGCACCTATTGCCATACAGATCACAAACAATGACAGCAAAATTTAAGTTAAATGATAAACAGTTAGAAGCAATTGATAAAGTAATTGCCACTGACGCTATGCATATATTGCTAGAAGGTGGCTCACGTTCCTCAAAAACTTTTCTACATGTTAGGAACATCGTGCTAAGAGCACAAATGGCCCCTAACAGTCGCCACGCTATATTACGTTTCCGCTTTAATCACGTCAAAAATAGTATAGTGTACGATACATTTCCTGAAGTAATGAGCTTAGCATTTCCAAACGTTGAGTATACATTAAACAAAACCGATTGGTTTATACGTTTCGTAAATGGCTCGGAGATATACATAGGCGGCTTAGATTCAAAAGAGCGCTCGGAGAAGATACTCGGAATGGAGTTTGCGACTATTTTTTTAAATGAATGTTCGCAAATCAGTAACGAATCTCGTGAGATAGTAGTGACACGTCTCGCACAGCGAGTGTATAGGAAGATTGAAGGCAGACCTGATGAGTTATTACCATTGCGAATGTATTATGATTGTAATCCGCCAAGTAAAGCTCACTGGACGTATAAGATATTTCACAAACACATTGACCCAGAGAGTAAGAAAACATTAGCTGATGTTGATAACTATAAACATTTCAAGATGAATCCAGCTGACAATAAGGACAACTTAAACCCTGCATACATCAAGTCATTACAGAACATGACGGCACGTATGAAGAAACGTTTCTACTACGGTGAGTATGCTGATGACAACCCCGACCAACTATTCAGTGATGTATGTATCGACCAGAACCGAGTAATTGACGGCATACTTCCGCAAATGATACGAACAGTAGTAGCCGTTGACCCTAGCGGCGCTAAGGATGCAGACGACCAAACATCGGATGCTATCGGAATTGTTGCCGTAAGTCTCGGAGTTGATGGTAAAGCATATGTATTGGAAGACAACACAGTATTGGCAGGGCCAAAGGTATGGGGTGATGTATCGACAACAACATATGACAGGTTGGATGCTGATGTAATAGTAGGAGAGAAGAACTTTGGTGGTGAAATGGTTAACTTTGTTATACAGACCTGCCGTCCGCAAACACCATTTAGATTCGTAACAGCGTCTAAAGGTAAACACGTTCGTGCAGAACCTGTAGCAGCGTTGTATGAACAAGGCAAGGTATGTCATGTAGGTATGTTCGGTGAGCTTGAAGATGAGTTACAAGGATTTAGCACACATGGATACTTAGGAAGTAAGTCACCTAATAGAGCAGATGCGCTTGTATGGGCCATTGCTGAGCTGTTTAGTGGTATCATATCGCCACGTAAGGAAAAGTTAAAGCCAAAGAAACCCGTATATCACGGTAGCGCTGGCTGGATGTCATAAAGTAAATGACATATATTTATAATATAATCAGAAGGATATAAGAAATGGACGGTTCAAGAGAATGGAAAGACAGCATAAGCGATGAGGATATCGTCCGAGATGCATACATTATATATTGCGATAACAGAGACTTTGAGCAAAGTGTACGTGACGAAATGCGAGATGATTTACGTTTCGAAATGGGTTACGACCATTGGAACAAAGGAATACAAAAACAACGTGAATTAGAAGGTAAGCCATGTCTCGTTATCAATCGTTTAGGGCAGTTCTTAAACAAAGTTAGAAACGACAACCGAATGAACAAGCCATCCATTAAAGTGTCTCCAAGGGGCGCGTTGACCGATGAGAAGGCACGTAAGAGACGTATCAAGGCTGCTGAGCGAAGAAATGGCTTAATTCGACAGATTCAGTACGATTCTAAAGGAACGGTGGCCTACCAATGTGCCTTCGATTACGCAACTGGGCCGGGACGTGGATTCTATAGACTTTTAACTAAGTATGTAGAGGACAACTCATTCGACCAGAAGATTGTCATAGACATGATAAAGAATCCGTTTACAGTATATCCTGACCGTAACCGTAAAGAGATTTACGATTACTCAGATATGAACAACTGTTTTATCATCGACAAAATGACACGTGACGCATTTGAGAAGAAATATCCAAAGGCAAGTGTAGCTGCATGGACTAACGAACAACAAGGTAACGATTGGCTAACGGATAAGGATGTATGTGTAGCAGAGTTTTACTGCATATGGATTGTTAAGAAGACGTTACTGTTAATGAACGACGGTACCACTGGATTTGAAGACGAAATAGACCCTGAATACAAAGATTGGGTAAAAGAAAATACAAAAGATACACGTGTAGTTGACACAAAGATTGTGAAATGGTATAAAATGACAAGTACAGAAGTACTTGAGACAGCAGACATTGCTGGTACATACATCCCAGTCTTTCCTGTTATAGGCACTGAGAAGGATCTTGATGGTAAGTTAATGCTAAAAGGTATGGTACGTGACGCAAAGAACTCACAACAGTTATATAACTATTGGTCTTCTACAGAAGCTGAGTTGTTATCATTATCTGTGAAGACTCAATACATGGCAGACGACCGTCAGATAGACGGTTATGAATCATTTTGGGAAAATTCTAACTCGACAAATTATGCATACTTACCTTATAAAGCTATCATTGATAACGGTGTAGCTCTACCTCCACCACAAAAAATAGCTTTCGCAGACCCTCCTATTGGCATTATAACCGCCAAACAGAGCGCAGTAGAGGACATTAAGGCCACTACAGGTATATACGACCCAGCATTGGGTGCACCAGCTCCTGAACGCTCTGGTAAGGCTTTAGCGCTACGTAAACAGGCGGGTGATGTTGCCAATTATCATTATTCAGATAACTTAGGAATATCTTTAGCACATTGCGGACGTGTCATTAACCAGTGGTTACCTACCATATATGATGGTACACGTCAAGAACAAATATTAGGCGAAGATGGTACATCTGAATTAGTAACATTGAATGCACAGAATCCTGAAGACGGTGAATACATCGATTTAGGTGACGGTGAATATGATGTGGTTGTATCGATGAACCAGAACTATGAGACCCGACGGCAAGAAAGTACTGCAAGTATTATGGAACTTATCGCAACAGTTCCCCAAGTTGCTCCACTTGTATATGACCTATTGGTCAAGAGTATGGACATCCCATTGGGAACTGAAATGGCGGAAAGGTTACGTAAGACCGTACCTCCACACATCTTAGAACAAGCTGGTGGTGAGGAACAGATGCAGATGGACTTACAGAAGGCTATACAACAGGTTCAGAAGGATAAAGTAATGATAGAAGCCATGTCTGAACAGTTACAAACAGCTATGAGTGAACTTGAGTCAAATGATAAGGAATTATCCGTAGACATGCAGAAAGCTAATCTTGATTCAGAGACTAAAATCATGATTGCCGAGATAAAAGCACTATCAGATGAGAACTTGGCAAAGCAACATGCACAGTTGAAAGTATTTGAGACAATTAAGCCACAATCGACTGATTTATCCATCACTTAACAAAAAGACATATATTATCTTATAGCGAGGAAAATTATATATGAGTGAAGAAAGAAATTCGATTGGTACAGTAGGCACAAGTTCGACAGAAGTCGAAGAAGACTTGCCTATTGTTGATGAAGTGATTGAGAACGTTTCGAATGATGTCACAGAAGAGGTAGATGATGTTACAGAAGTTACTGAAGTTGAAGATGATACTGGTAGCGGGTCTGAAGATTTACCAGCTGGTGAAGGAAGTGTACCAGACGTACAAAAAGAACCGAAAGCTAAAAAAACAATCGAAGATAGACAAGCAGCCTTAAAGAAACAGACATGGGAAGCTCGTCAGGCACAACGTGATGCATCAAATGCTAAACGTGCTGCAGACGATGCGATACGTGCGCTAGAAGAAGCTCAACAGGCAGCTGCATCAGTACCTGAACCTGATATTGAACAGTATGAGGATCATCAACAGTACGCAAAAGATTATCAGACGTATGCACAACAGCAAGCGCAATCAACTGCACTTAAGACGCAGAAAGAGATGCAGCAACGTCAGCAACAAGACTATGAATATTCGGATATGATGAGTAAATGGGAATATAATAAATCAAAAGCCATAGAAAAGAATCCGAATTTTAACAAGCAAGAATTACAAGTAGCGAATACATTACGTGCCTATCAAAATCCTGCAATGGAGATACTCTTAGTTAAGAGTCCATTAGGTACAAAGCTCGTAGAACATTTCGCAAAGAACCCAGAATCTCTGGAAAGTATAGCGCAGATACAAGATCCGATGCAAGTCGCGGTTGAGGTCGGCAAACTATCAGCAAGATTCGAGGCGAGTCCAAAGAAAATCACCAAGAGTCCCCGTCCTATCTCGCCGGGGGGAACAGGCTCAGGTGCAAGCAAGTCTTCTATCGACAAAATGAGTCAGACAGAATACGAAGCTTTTAGAAACAAACAACAATACGGTTTTTAGACATACATGGGTATAACCCATACATACATCTTTCGCTTAACAGCGCATCTAAAAGCATTAAGTAAACAGAAATTATTTTAACGTATGTCACGTCAATCGACGAATACATACATATTAAGGAGTATTTACTATAATGGCTAATACAATTTTAACAGCGGATCTGGTTCTTAAGGAAGCAAAACGTATTTTCAGGAATACTACACCTTTCATTCAATCCATGAATCGTTCATACGATGACACCTATGCAGCTTATGGCGCTAAGGGTGGAGATTCTATCAGAATCAAAAAAGCAAACCAGTACACTATTCGTGAAACGAAAGTTGCATCACCTCAAAATTCTACAGAGACTTATGAAACTCTTGCGAGAAGTAATTGGTGGGGCGTGGATTTGAAATTCTCAAGTAAAGAACTTGCTTTAGATATTTCTCAGTTCAACGAACTTTATGTTACACCTGCAATGGCATCCTTGTCTAGTAAAGTTGAGCATCAGGCAATGACTGAAGCTTACGAACAGACTGCTAACGCAATCGACCTTCCTACTACTGCTTTCGACAGAGCTGATCTTACAGCTGCACGTGCTATTCTTACGAATGCTGCTGCTCCTATGAGTGATCGTTGTGTAGTTATGGATCCTAACACAGAAGCTCAATTACTCGACACTAATGCTGCGCTGTATAACCCCAGCAAAACTATTAGCAAACAGTACATTGATGGATACATCGGTAAGATGTATGGCTTTGAAATGAACAGTACACCTAATGTACCTAGTCACACTAATGGCGCAGATGTCGCTGGTAGCGTAAATGGCGGAAGTCAGTCTGGTGCTACACTTACAGTTAATAACTTAAGTGCTGCTATCACTGAAGGTTCTACAGTTCAAATCGCTGGTGTTTACTCACTTAACCCCGTAACGCAAGAATCGACCGGGAGATTGCAAAACTTCGTCGTGGGCAGTGGTACATCTACAACTTCCCTTCCCATCGTACCTTCTATCGTCGTAACTGGTAATCAAAAGACCGTTTCTAACGTGCCTATTGATACAGCAGCTATCGCAGTGGTTGGTGCAGCTTCAACAGCTTATCCTCAGTCATTAGCATTTCAGAAAAGTGCATATGCCTTCGGTACTGCTGATTTGGAAATGCCTAAAGGTGTGGATTTCGCAGCTCGTTCCAGTGAAGGAAATCTTGCTATGAGTATCGTAAGAGATTATGATATAATCAATAGTGATTTCATCACACGTATCGATTTGCTTTGGGGTTTTATTGCAGTGGAACCGCAATGGGGCTGCCGTATGTTCGGAATCTAATCTAAACGTGTAGGTCACATGGCCTACACATTTCACAAATTTTAATTATTTTATTTATTTAAGGAAAAAATATCATGAGTAACGAAGCAACATATAATAAACTAGGCGACGGTTTCGACCAGCTTTCTAGTGCAGATCAAGCAGCAGTCACGGGGACTGTGACAGCAACAGTAACAACTACAGCATTAGCTGCGGACGTTGTGTTGTTGACAACTCTCGCGAACAGACTTCGTGCGGATCTTGTCTCACTAAAAGCAATTAAAGGCGCTGCCTAAAACATGGGGACTGTAATGAGCTGTGGGGATAATACCTCCACAGTTTTTATCGCTGTCCCTAGCTTTGGGGATATAACGCCTAGTTGTGTTATATCTCTAATGAAAGCGCAAAAATTATTAATCGATAGTAACATATCGTTTAAAATAGAGTTTCTAGCAGGTGAGTGTCATGTAGATGACGCTCGTAATAGACTCGTTAGAGATTTTCTCGAAACAGAATGTAAGCAGCTGGTTTTTATCGACGCTGACTTAACTTTCTCAGCAGAAGATCTAATAACACTTATACAACATGACGTTGATGTAGTTGGTGGAACGTACCCAACTAGATCCGATGACGTTACCTTTCCAGTTCTACACATACCTAACAAACCTATTCTCATGAATAAGCGAACTAAGCTTATTGAAGTATTAGGCGTTCCTACCGGCTTTTTAAAGGTAAAGCGGCATGTATTGGAAGAGTTAGATACAAAAGTAGAACATTTCCCGCTCAGAACCGAATACAAGCGCAAACTCTTACCATTAATATTCGAACGTACCTTTATTGATAATGTTCGTTACGGTGGAGATTATGAGTTCATGCGCAAATGGCGGGAATTAGGTGGGAAGATATATCTAGATCCTAGCTTCACGTTTGGTCATACTGGTAATAAGGAATGGTCGGGTAATTATTTATCACATCTTAAACATAAGAATGGATTGGTCATAGATAACGTGACTGATATACAAAACATACATGATTTATGTAAGCAGTGGGGGAATGAAAGTTACTCAGGCACACCTGAATTTATCTATACATGTGCAATTTTAGCGAAGGAAGCGATTAACATTCTTGAGTTCGGTAGCGGACTTAGTTCATTGGTAATGGCCAAGGCTAATCCAGACGCACGTATAACGTCATTTGAGGCCGATATACAATGGGCCACCCATCTTACCCACCACGCGGAAAGAAATGGACTGACTAACCTTAAAATCGTGTATACGCCACTTAAGGACAACTGGTACCAAGTACCTGATGATATTCCCAAACCGGACATGATAGTTTTGGACGGGCCACCTAGAAAATTTGGTAGAGATGGTATCAAACGTGAAGATATTGAGGGATGTACATTAATTATTGATGACTACGAAGGTTTAGAATCATTGGTCTCTGATATATGTGACAAATTTAAAGTAATGGGTCAGTCACGTCCCTTTGCAGTCGGAAAAGGCAAACGCCAGATGATTGTGAAGAAAACTGTTTAGAGCAAAAGACATATATTCTCTATTATAAAGGAGATAATATATGTACCCCAAAATGCTTTACAAAAACATCGTGGATCCCCATGATGCAATCAAAAAAGAAAATAACCTCGTCGTTAATAACATTGACGAAGAAGAGACAGCTGTAAAAATTGGCTGGGGTTGTTTTGAAATTGCAGTTAAGGGTGAAAAACCCAAAGAAGCTGAAGTTAAAGAACTAGCTCCCATTGTAGTGGTTAAAGAACCCCCAGTGCGTACATCTCTTAAGAAAAAGAAAGTTATAAAACGTAGGGGTAGGAAGTAATGTCATATAGAGTAAGAAATTTAATCACTGACGCGCTACGTCTCCTTAAGGTAGCAGAATCAGGTGAAGCTATCACAGATACAGAAGCTGACGACGGCCTTAACAGTCTCAATCAGATGATTGATTCTTGGGCAATAGAAAGTTTATTGGTATATGCAGTTGAGCAAACTAATCACCCATTAACATCTGGCGTAGGTCAGTATTCCATAGGTGACTATGGAAGTGGTGGAACAATCGATAATGTACGTCCTGTAAAAATCAACAAAGCTTTTACACGTGACGCAAATAACCTAGATACTGAGATAAAACTAATCAATAACAGACAATATTCAGATATATCCCTTAAAAGTACGCAAAGTACGTATCCTGAGTTTTTATATTATCGCACATCTTTCCCATTGGGTGAAATAAACCTATATCCTCTACCTAGCACAGGATTGACCTTGTATTTAGAGTATTGGAATCAGATTGACCAGTTTAGTACCATCAATGACATTATATATACATTACCTCCGGGCTACCTCCGCGCTCTTAAATACAACTTAGCGTTAGAGATGGCACCTGAATACAGGGAGCCTTCACAAGTAATTGTAAAGATAGCAACTGAAGCCAAAACAGCTATTAAAAACAACAATTCAAAGGATGTACCTGTATTAAGATCTCCATTGGCTTACAATAATGGAATTAGAAATTCATGGAGAGTATAACACATGATAACAAAAATACCTTTCATCGGTCCTGCATATACAGATGATTCCCACCCGCTTTCGTATCAAGAATGCATTAACATGTATGTTGAGATAAATGAAGCAGGTGCTAAAGACGTAGTTTCTCTTGTTAACACCGAGGGATTAATTGAGTTTCTTGATATAGGAACTGATGAACCTATCAGGGGTATGCATGTTAGAAGTGGTGACAACTCTAACATGATTGTGGTCAGTGAATATAAAGTTTTTAATATATCTTCTCCGTTTAAATCATATCAGAATGTAACTGAACTAACTGGTGGTATAACAGATGGTAATGTAGTGTTTGCTGATAACGGTTTGACAAACAGAGCTACAACTGGTGGTGAAATAGTTGCATGTGTACCCAATGGGGCATTTTTAATTTCAGGTACAACGTGTACCAGAATAGAGATACCAGCTACTACTTATGGTGGTTCATCACATTCAGCTTATATAAATGGCTACTTCATAGTAAATGAATTATTCACTAATAAATATTATTGGTCGAATTTAAATGATGTAACTACATGGGATCCTTTAAATGTAGCAAGTGCTACAGGAAAAGGGGATCCTATTACGGCTTTAACATCACATAACAATGAGTTATGGTTATTCGGAAGTGATAGTTTTCAAGTAAGATACGCTACTGGTGATGCTGACAATCCGTTTTTACGTATTGAAGGAACGTTGCGCGATATAGGTATCGTAGCTCCTTATTCATTAGCACAAAATAACACAAATTTGTTCTGGTTAAGTTCTGATTCTAATAGTAAAGGACTTGTATGGACTAATCGTGGATATGAACCTGTTAAAATATCTTCATCTGGCATCGAGGATGCTATCGGTAGTTATGGCACTATAGATGATGCTATTGGTTATACATATCAAACCGGTGGTAATTTCTTTTATCAACTAACGTTTCCCACAGAGAATGTAACATGGGTATATAACGCATCTACAGGAATGTGGCATAGAAAAAGCCATTGGAATACATCTACATCGTCTCATGATAGACATAAAACTACGACAACGGCTTATTTTGGCCATCAACAGATGTGTGGTGATAGAGAGAATGGTAAGATTTACTATTACGATGAAAATACTTACACTGATGACGGAGATGTTATCATGCGAGAGAGAAGTTCTCCGCATTTAGCGAAAAGTAGAGAAAGAATATTCGTATCATCGTTTGAATTAGATATGGAAACTGGTGTGGGTACCACAACTGGTGATGGGAGTGATCCTCATATAGGATTATCCATATCTAAAAACGGTGCGCGAAGTTTCGGTAATGTAGACCCTAAAAGCATTGGTAAAATTGGTGAATACAATAAGAGAGTAAAATGGAATCGTAAAGGTTCCGGTAGAGACTTTGTATTCAAAGCAATCATATCAGACCCAGTTAAACTTAGGATATTTTCTGCAATAGCAGATATAGAGTAAAACATGGCTTGGGCAATAGGCGAAAAAGCAGACGAATCGTTACTAGGGATATCAAATGAAACTCCTGATGTTACATTAGAACAGTTACAGGTATCTGTGCCCTTAGAGTTCGGTGGAGTCGCGGATGATTATTCTTATTATAAGATGACAGACCTCGAAGTAACGAGAATCGCCGCTAATGAGCCATATGTAATGACATGGGTTGATTCAGAGATTACTGATGTAGATTTTAACATAGAAGAAGATGTAGTACCATCTAATTTACAACCACATCCACGTCATCAGAAGATTATATCAAAAGGCGGTATCGTTGATAGAGTGTGGGATAGATGGTTTGACCTGTTATACAGAAAGCTTACCAAAGATGGAACTATAACTACTGGTGATCTAACCTTAAGTAAGTTAACGAAAAATAGACTCATGAAAACGGGTGGCGGTCAGAGAACTGCATCTGTAGCTTACTTAGGTGACTTTATTAAAGCTGGCGCAGGAATTGATATAACAGATGATGGAGCAGGTGGTATTGGTATCGCTTCCTCAGGTAATTCTGGATTC